CCACAAGCAAATTGCCTGACGTATCAATTCTGGCTTTTTCTGTGCCGTTAATACCAAAGCAAAGATTTGCTGAACCTGACCCAGATGAAATTTGTGATGCAGTATTGCCTGCATTTCCAATATAAAAATACTTTGGTAAATACAAATCACCGCCCGCATCCAGAGTCATCGCCTGAGTAAAGGAGATAGCGTCTCCTGCTGTGCCGGAGGGGGCGTTAAACCATTGGTGCTGACCCGAGGCTTGCAAATACAACGATGCCGTACTTGATGCAATATATTTTGCCGCCCATCCAGCCGAAGTTGAATAAGCATTTGCTGAAATAGCAACTGGAATAGTTGATGATGATGCTATGGCCCCCAATGGCCCAACTTGTATGGCGGTATTACCAACCCAAGCACTCGGAGTAACTCCCAAGCCTAGATTGCCTGAGCCATCGAGCCTCATTTTTTCCGTGCTATTATTTACAAAACAGATTGGGTATGCACCACCACGCCACAAAACACCAGCATATGCTGTGCCTGTATTAAAAGTGCCTCCTGTGCTGTCGTCAATTCCAAAATAGCAGCTACCACCTGTATTGTTGGTTTGCAATGCAACTTGATTTGTTCCAGTAGTAGAGTTTAGATAAATAATACCTGTTGCCCCACGCACATCAAGTTTTGAACTAGGCGAACTTGTACCAATACCCAACCCTGTTGAGGTGAGGCGCATTTGTTCTGAGCCGTTAATATAGTTTGCAATGTAGTTGCTAGTTTTGTTGTAGTAAGTAGCATTTCCAGCCAATAGAGCCGTGTCGCCAATACCTATGCCCGCAGTGTCTGCATACAGATAACCTGTGCGACCAGAAGTCCATGTCAATTGGTCATTTGACGCAGTTGCAATTGCTAAAACACTTCCATTAAAAGTAAGCGCAGAGCCACTTGTCAGAACCTTTGAGCCATTGAGATAGGTTACTCCGTTGGCTGTGCCTCCAGAGAGGGTCACAGTTGAGGATGCCGCTAGTGTTGTGAAAGCACCAGTGGTTGCAGTTGTTGCGCCTACAGTGCCGTTGATGTTGAAGTTGGCTGCCGTGCCCGTAATGTTAGTTCCAACCAATGCACTAGGAGTTCCAAGGGCGGGGGTTACTAAAGTGGGAGAATTTGCAAATACCTCTGCACCCGTGCCCGTTGAACTTGCGGGGTTAAGCAATTGAAACCGAGTTCCATCGTATTCAATTAAATGAACTCTACCGCTTGCAATATCACCCGCAATTAAAGCCGTTGTGCCTTGTTTTGTAATGTTCTTAGCGCCCAAGCTATTCAAGTTAATTGTGGCCGCACCCGTGTTCGTATTAGCCGCAACAAATGAGAACAAATTGCCCGTAGCGTAAGCGGTAAGGGCGGGCGATAAAGTGCCCGTCAATGTGTCCGTGCCCGTAACGGTTGCAATTTGGGTTGCACCCGCTTGCAATTGACCAAATTGAGCCGCATCGGTTGCGGCCGTGCCCGCGCCCAAACCCGTTATTTTAAACGTCCCCATTGGGATGTTTGCGGTAGGTGTGGTTTGTCCATCTTTGGTTAACGCGGTACTCAAACCCGTTGCCAAATCAGCGGTCAGCAAGTTAAATGCCGTGCTAGTGATGGTTGTGCCTGTAACAACGGGCTGACCCGCTGTGTTGATATTGAACGTGCCCGAACCGTTGTAACTCATTTTGTATCCTTATCTACCGTATTGGTCAAGGTTTTGCCCAATGATTGAGCCACCACCCGTTTGCATTTGCGTTGATCTTTGGTTTAAAGCACGAATCAAAGCCGCCGTATTCTCTACTTCTAATTGCCCCGTTGGGCCACGCAACAACAACATTTTAGCTAGTTCATTGCGCGTTGTCTCGGGCATTTGATTGATTACTTGACCAATCCTATTTTTGACATTTGTTGCCTCACCAACGGCCGCCATTGGATTGCCCGTGGCCGCATTAGCCACCGCCTTGCCCGCTGCCATCGTGGTTGGCATAACACCCAAATCTTCCGCGCCCGCCATCCTAGAGAAAGTCCCCGAGCCTCTACCCACTTGCTCTAAGGGCTTCAATCTAGCTTCTTTGGCAACATCTTGGGCAAACTTTTGATAGTTGTCACCAAATATCTCTTTGAGTCTATTGCTTGTGGCGGGTTCTTTCCACATCTTGAGCAAAGACGTTTGACCCGCTTCCGTGCCTACTTTGTCTTTTAAAGATTGCAACGCACCTATGCGAAAAGCCTCTAACTCGCTTGCCGACATATTGCCCATCAAATCGGATAAGGCAATATCGTCTTGCTTCATGGCCGTTCTACCCTTGACAACGGCATTGCCTAGTTGTGACGGCCCCGCATACGCATCCAAGGCTTGACGGTAAATTGAACCATTTTTATCGCTAGGCGATAAGGCTTCAAGTTTCTTTGTCAATGCCACTCGCAAGTCATCGTATGCTCGGCTTGTGTTTGTCGCTTTGCCAAACTCGCCACGGGCCGATTCACCCAAGTCGTAAAGTGATTGTTTAACAACATCCAAAACTTTGAGTGGGACATCATCGCCCGCTTTGAGCTTGGAAATATCAAGTGGCAATTGTCTATTCAATTGAGTCAACAACTCGGCTTTGCCATGCGCGGATGTTGAGGCTTGAATTAAAGATTGCAACTCGGGGTCAATCTTTAAAGACACGCCTTCAAGTTTTTTGTACAAAGGTGCGGATGTGGATTTTTTGACCGCATCCAACGCTTCTAATGTGGCCATGAAACCCTTACCTTGAGTGCCTAGAGCCTCGTCAGCCGCGTTTGCAAGGCGTTCGGGTCTAAACGTCTGTTGCTCCCGAATTCTTCGCTCCACAAGCGTTTTGGCTTGACCTGGCATCGATGCCAACACATCCAATTGCGCCAACGCACTCGGGCCACCCGCTTGTGCAATGCTTGCGTTAGGGTTTAACCCCATTTCACGCTCAACACGGCTTAACACGGTGTTTGAGCCATCCGCACTTGAACCGCGTTGTAAGGCTTGAGCAAGTTTGATTCGTGCCGCATCTTTGGCACTTTCGGGGATGTAGCGTTGTGCAACATTGCTACCCACGTTATAAACGGCTTGTCCACCGCCCGATAGGACACCGCCCGAGGCGGCCGCGATTGCGCCTTTTTTGGCAATATCTTGAGCATATTCCGTAGGGCTAGTGACGGGGTTGATGTCGGATGCACCAACGGCCGAAATAGTGCCTTGCGTGCCCGCCATTCTTGCGGCCATTGCCATTTTCTCGGCCGCTGACAACGCCTCTGCCGTTTGCTTCGCCTTGCTTGCCATTCCCAAAGGTGTGAGCAAAAGCGGTAATCCACCAACTACCTCACTTGCAAATGCCGTTTTAGGGTTAGTTTCCCTAAATTGCTCATTTACGCCTTTGATGTAATCACGGGTGTTGGCGTAAGTTTCGGTTGGAGTGGAATCAAAACCACGTTGCAAGATGTCCATCCCCGCAGCGCCCGCACCCGCGATCTTTGGTGCAAAGTTAAAGGTTAGACCTTGAGCCGCTGCCAACCCCATCTTGCTTGGCATAGACAAGTCGGCTTGGCGGCCTTGCACCATAGCGGGAGATTCAACCGTTTGATCTACTGCGGGTTGAGATTTTGGGGTTTGTGAAATCTTAAAAATTGCAGCATTAACTTGGTCATCCGACATGGTGACGGGGAAGTTAACAGGCCCAAAATTTGGGATTTCTACGGTTTTAAATGCTTCGGACATTACTCAACCCTTCCTGTAGCGGGATTGTAGGTAGGAATTCGCCCCTTGCCCGCTTTGGTTGCGGCATTGTTCATGCCCGTTTGGATGGCTTCTCTAAACTTGGACATTGCGCTTCTAAACGCATCGGGAGATTGTGCGGTTGAGGCTTCGGTCAATGCGGCCGTGGCTTTAGTTCCCTCAATCTCGGAAATTGCGCCACTTCCCTTCATGCGTTGAACGGCCTCAAGGAAAGCGCCACCTTTGACTTGATCGTAGTAAGACTTGAAGTCAGCGCCAGGCGTGCCGCCTTGGAATGGCTTGTATTCAAACGGAATCATTGTGCCAACAACGTCTTTTAAACCTTTGTGTTCGGGAATAAGAACTTTGCCTTTTGAATCTTTTACGCCAATCATTTGGTCAATTGCACTAATCAAAGTTTGACCTTGTTGCATCACTTGTGGCAATGCTTGAGCCGCTTCTTGTTGACCTTTCAATTGGGTAACTTGCAACTCTTGTTGTGCTTTTGGTGACAAGGCGGCAGCCAAGGCTAAATTAGGCGCTACGGGCGCGGGTCTGGGTTGCATAGCATTTGGTGCGGGCGCTTGCATAACGGGCTGTGTAGCGGGTTGTGCAAGTGGTTGCGCCATAGGTTGAGCCATAGGTTGTTGAACGGGTTGAGCTATATTTGGCGCACCGCCCGCTTTCATTCCCGTGTTGAAGAAAAGATCAGCCGCACTAATGTTAAGTCTTGCCGCTTCATTATCAAGGGACGCCTTTTGATTTGCACTCAAACCATTAAATGCACGATCAGAGATTTCACGATCTTGTTTCAATCTTGCCGCAGTGTTTGCGTCAACTTGTGTCATTTTTGCTTGAGTATCCGCACTAACTGCGGGCACTAATATGGAGAAGTCTTTACCGCCACTATCCATAAACGCTTTCAAACTAGCGGGCGTGAATGAGGCTGGGTTAACATTGCCAAAAGGAGACTTTGCATCAGCCGAAAACATTTTTGCGTATGTTGATGGGTTAAATGCTGTTTGACCTTCGCTAAGAATTACAGGGGCTTTAGGTGCAAGTTGACCCATATACATGGATAGGGCTTGTTGTTGCATACCAGGCGTTTTGAATTCGCCAATCAACGATGGATCAATCGTCCCCGCTGCTCTTGCGGGCATGGCGGGCATGGTGTACGCCTTTTGTTGATCGGGTTGCATTTGCGCAAATGTTGGCGCAAGGTTTGGATTATCTTCAAAATCCCTTGCCGTTGGCTCTTGCATCATTTCGGGCGTGGCCGCTTGGCCTTGCAAGCCTTTAATCAATCGTTGAATGTCGGCAGAAGTGTCCGCACGGTATTGCTCACCCAAGGCTTTTTGTTCCGATTTCAAGCCCTCTTGGTTCTTGTTTGACAAGTACATTTGAAGCATTTTAGCCAAACCTTGAACGGGGCTAATTGGGGCTTGGATGCCTTGGTATGAACCCGCTTGAACGGGCTCAAATGCTTGTTGTTGGAGAATCTCGGCCATTTTTTGGCGTCTATCCAACTCTTGTTGTTGCAACTGATAAGGGTTTGCAACACTAAACTGTTCGTATTGATTAGCCATGTTTTTACCCGTTCAATAAACCGTAGTTGACCATTTTGTAACCGCTTGGGTGCATCGAAACCGCTTGTGGCATGACTTTCTCGGCTTCATCGGCCATCACACCTTGTTGACGCTCGCCAAAGATGTCGTATTCATACAAACCGATGCCAAGTTTATGAGTGCCAATGCGCTCAATGTTTGACTTTAGTTTGCGGTCGGAGAACATCAAAGGCGCTGCCGCACCCGCAAGGCTATATAACCCACTTGTTTGGGCATTAGCACCCGATTGTTGAATACCATAATTTTGCAAGTTAGCCGCACCTTGCGCTTGCGCACCCGCAAATATCGGAGAAGGAGCAATATTCGTTGGGTTGTAACCTTGGAACTGCGGCATCTGCAATTGCGAGCCACTCATCAAGCCCGTGATTTCATTCAAAGGTTGATTGCGCAATGCGAGACTTGCTTGCAAATTTTGCAAAGCCGCGTTGTTACTAAACTGCGCACTACCAAGATTTTCGTTGTACTTTTGAAGTTGTGCGGCATTAGCCAATTGTTGTTGTTGTGCGGCAATGGCTTGATTTTGAGCAAGCGCTTGGTTCTGCGCGGCCTGAGTGCCCATGCCTTGCTGATAGTTTTGAGCCGCAGCGGCATTTGCAAGTTGTTGGGTTGTTACATTTTGACCAAAGTTTTGTGCAATTGCTTGGTTCTGCGCTTGTTGTGTAGCCAACGCATTGTTGAAATTCTGCTGTGTAGCTTGATTTCCAAGTTGCTGATTAGTCACGTTCTGCCCAAAGTTTTGGGCAATCGCTTGATTTGCCAATTGCTGATTGGTTACGTTTTGACCAAAATTCTGCGCGGCCGCTTGATTTTGAGCCGCTTGAGTTCCCATGCCTTGTTGGTAATTTTGAGCAACTGCCGCATTGTAGGCTTGATTGCTTTGCAAGTTTTGACCAAAGTTTTGACCAACGGCCGCGTTATAGGCTTGTTGTTGAGCTAATCCTTGCGCTGCATTTTGAGCAATCGCTTGGTTTTGAGCTTGTTGGTTTTGCAAATTTGCACCAAATCCCGCTAATTGAGTTTGATTAACAAATTGAGCATTAGCTTGCGCTTGCGCGTATTGTTGAGCTTGTGCTTGGTTTGCGGCCGCTTGTTGTTGCAATGCCGCATTTTGATTTTGCGCAAGTGCCGCATTTGCCGCATTAGATGCCGTCATGCCCTGGCCAAAGTTTTGAGCCACGGCCGCGTTGCCCGCGTTTTGAGCAGTTATTCCTTGTCCAAAGTTTTGCGCAACCGCTGCATTTTGAGCCTGTTGAGCCGCTAATCCTTGACCAAAATTCTGCGAAACCGCTGCATTTGCGGCATTTTGAGCCGTTATGCCTTGTCCAAAATTTTGTGCGGCCGCTTGATTTGCCAATTGTTGCGCATTTAAACCTTGACCATAATTTTGAGCAATTGCTTGATTGCCCGCTTGTTGGTTTTGTAAATTAACACCAAAACTTGCCAATTGCGCTTGATTACCAAATTGACCCGATTGCAATTGTTGGTTGAAGCCTTGCCCTTGAGCCGCGTTTTGCGCTTGTTGAGCCGCCAAAGCATTGCCAAAGTTTTGTTGTATGCCCGTGTTGCCGTATTGACCCGCTGCCAAGGCTTGATTGAAGCCTTGTTGATTGGCGGCAACGTCCAAGCTAATTCCTTGCAAAGCCGCTTGGGTCAACAAATCATTTTGTTGTTGGCTTTGATCTCGCATTGCATTTGTGTATGCCTCACCACCCGCCACTAAGCCTTGATTTGCCAAGTTTTGAGCAGTGGCTTTTTGTTGCCGTTCTAATTGAGGCGCAAGCCGAGACATGATTGCCGCTTGTCCCGTAGTGCCCGCATTGACGGGCATTTGGGCAACATTGCTCAAATTTAATTGATTGTTGGCAAGGTAATTATTGGCGTTTAAATTTTGATTGATTTGGCCAATGTTACCAAGTGATTGTTGAAGATTAACGCCCTCAACACCGCCTTGTGCCATGCCATATTGGGATGGATTGATACCGCCCGCCAATCCATATTGATTTGCCCCAACATTTCCTTGCGCTTGTCCATATTGACCGCCACTAAGTCCACCTTGCGCCAAACCATATTGATTCGCGCCAACATTGCCTTGAGACAAACCATATTGACCCGCGCCAATTGATGAAGCCAAACCATAAATGCCCAAATTAGGCGCACCTTGAACCGTTCCATAATAGCCATAACTGTCTTGTAAATTTGGGGCATTGACGCCACCCGTTGCCGTTCCACCTTGGAAATTACCTCTAGCGGTATCACCATAGACATTTCCAATGGCTTGACCACCTTGAAAATTAGCGTTAGCTTGTGGGTTGGCAACGGAGCCTTGGGCCGTACCATTAGCAACGGAGCCAAGGGCTTGACCACTTTGAGCATTTCCTGTAGCAGTGCCACTTGTGACGTTAGCATTAGCCCTATTACCCGCAAAATCACCAGTAGCCGATCCCATTCCCGTTAAATCGGGCGTGCCTTGTATATTTCCAGCATTACCAAAAGCGAAAATTGGCTCTGGCCCATAGTATTGAAATGGCCTGTTAAGAATATCCGATGCACTTGACAAACCTTGTTCACCAAGGGTTGCCATTTGTCTTTGAACTCGTTGTTGCGCCTCCAACGTGCTTTGTGCCGTTGGGGTCAAGTTTTGAGTAATCGTAGGTTGATTTGTAACGGGGTCAAACGTGACGTTTTGACCACCCAACGGGCCACTTACGTTAGGATTGTTTAAATACCCCTGAGTGATCGCTGTCTCTTTATTTGCTGCGCCTTGCGCGGTGGCCGCAGCCGCATAATCGGGCGCTGCGGGCGCATCTGGTTGTGGGCATAAGAAAGCCATGTTTATTCCTTAAATTCGTATGTTTCGCCTGACGGCTCATAGTTTGCTCTTTGAAGCAAAACGCTCAAATCTTGATTTTTCTTGTGGCTAATCATGACTTGGCTCACACCATTGATTTTGAGCATTTGCCCCGCTAACTTGAGCAGTTTGCAAATTCCAAGACCGCCCCGATGCTCGGGCAATAAATAATAGAAAACGTCTAGCGCTTGCATTGCGCCATAAAAAGGCGATCTAAACACCATAAATCCCGCATGACCCGCCAATTCACCCGTTTCGGTGCGCAAGGTAAAGTATGCAAAATTGCCCGTTTTTTCTAGCTCAATCATGCCGCCTAAATCGCTTTTTAGGTTGGCGTTGCCGTACAGTTCAGTCCAGTGCTTGCCGATAAGCACCACCGCCTCCGCTGAAACATCTGCAAATCTTTCCATCTTTGCGTTCATATGCCAGCCCATCCTTGTTGGAACACCACATCGGTTGAGGCCCACTCAATTTGCAAGCCTTGTGAGGCCGATTTTAGTTGAATTCCCGCGCAGTATCCAATACCCGTGACGCCTTGCCAATTGTTTGTGATGATTGTTCCACTTGACCACAATGCGTTATCCCAAGTTGATGTTCCCCATATTCCATAATTGGATGGGCTAAAGTTCAAAGTTCCCGTTGTGTCCGATAAACTAAAATCAACATTGATGCCAACCAAAATCGTTGGAGAACCATCCGTAAAAATAGACGGTCTTGCGCGTGTAAAGTATTTCTTGACACCACGGCTTTCGTAATAATTAAACGCTTGCAAAACAACCGCATTGATGTCGGTTGAGTCATCGGCAAAGCCATCCCACGCCAAAGCAACGTATCCATTGCCACCAAAATAAGGATTGTCGTTAAATGTTTCCCAACAATTAGCGTCCCATCCCGTAAATCTTGTCCATGACTTTGTAATGGTATTCATTACAAATTGCTCTTGTGAGCCAAGGCCAACGGGCACATTGATCCACAAAGCATTGTTTTTGGCGTGATAAAGCAAAGCCCAACCAAATGAATTTTGGTAAGACGTTGTTGCCTCCGTAATAGCGCCTTGAATTTTGTCGGATAAGTTAACCCTTGGATCAAGTCGGCTCGATTGCAAAGCCGATGCCAAGGGCAACAAACCATCTAAACTCAAAATCAATAGGTCGCCACCATACTTGTACAAACAACGCCTAGAAACGGGTGCTCCTAGCTTCCAAACGCCCGCTAAAGCCCAAGTGCTTGCCGATGCGGGGTCTGTGCCTCGATAAACAATAATCTCGCCCTGAGACGTCACAAACACAAGGTTGTCGTCTACGCCATAACCCGCGTCAATTGTCCACGCACTTAGCGAAACAATATAGCCACCCATTCGGGCAATGGAACTCAAATCCAAAACCTCGGCCGCGCCACCCACCGAGTTAGTTGGTAGATACCACGCCTTTAAACTTTCTTTCTCAACAAACCACACACGGTTTTTAAACAATGTGACGTTGTTTAGCTTATTTGTGGTTACACCCGTGATTGCAATTGGTGAGCTTGATGCGTTAATGCTTGCCCATGTTGTGCCGTTGTAAAGGAGTGGATCATCTACGCCATTGCAAGCGTAGAGGAAACTCCCGCCCGCAGTTGTGACGTTGATATGCTCAAAACGGCTATTAGTCAGTCCCGTTTTCTCGGCAGCGCCCACCGCGCCCTTGG